CCAGAAAAAGCAGAAGAACCAATCACAGCAATATCAATCCGCAAACTGAATGGTGCCATGTTGGTCTATGGTTGCGGCGATTATAATAACTACCATGATGATGTTACCTATTTTAAATGTGAAGATGAATGGCATCTCTGCAAAAGATTTTTGGAAGATTGGAAAGATGAATATCCTGATGTAATCTCTGGTTGGAATATTAAGTTCTTTGATATTCCTTATCTCGTTAATCGATTCACAAAAATTCTAGGTGAAGAATATGTTCGTAAGATGTCGCCGTGGGAGAATGTTGCAATCAAAGAAAAGTGGATTAAAGGCAAGAAACAAGTAACTTATGGTATTCAAGGTGTATCTGTATTAGACTACATTGAGTTGTATCGATGGTATGCTCCCGCAGGAAAGTCACAAGAATCCTATCGCCTTGATAATATTGCAACAGTAGAACTTGGTGAAAAGAAAATTGATTATTCTGAGTTTGATAACCTTCATCAGTTGTATCGGTTAGATTATCAAAAGTTTATTGACTATAACATCAAAGACGTTGATTTGATTGTCAAACTAGAAGAAAAACTAAAACTGATTGAGTTGGGTTTAACTCTCGCATATGACACCAAATGTAATTATGAAGATGTGTTTGCACAAACTCGTATGTGGGATGCTCTTATCAATGCTTATTTGATTGAGCGTAATACTGTTGTGCCACCAAAAATCATCAAAGAAAAAACTGAATCTTTTGAAGGTGCATATGTCAAAGAACCACAAATTGGTAAACATGATTGGGTCGCATCGTTTGACTTGAACAGTCTGTATCCTCATTTGTTGATTCAATACAATATTTCACCAGAAACTCTAATTGAACCAGAACAGTATACAAGAGAAATGCGTCAAGTTCTAGGTGATGGTGTTTCTGTTGACCGATTGTTGACTGGCCAAGTCAACACAAAAGACTTAACACAAGCAACATTGACACCAAACGGTCAATTCTTCAGGAAAGATATTCGCGGTTTTATACCAAAGATGATGGAAGAAATGTATGAAGACCGTAAGAAGTTTAAAAAGTTGATGTTAAAGTCACAACAAGAATATCAAAATGAAACTGACCCAATTAAACGTAGAGAACTTGATAACATAATTGCTCGATATAATAACCTACAACTTGCAAAGAAAGTTTCTCTCAACTCGGCGTATGGTGCTATGGGTTCACAGTACTTTCGATTTTATGATTTAAGAATGGCACTTGCTGTTACTCAAGCAGGCCAGTTGTCAATTCGATGGATTGAAGGTAAGTTGAATCAATTTATGAATAAATTGTTAAAAACTGAAAGTGAAGATTATGTCATTGCTTCAGACACAGATTCAATTTATCTAAGACTTGGCGAACTTGTCAGCCGAGTTTTTGATGGTGAACAAGACACCAACAAAATTATCAAATTCATGGACAAAGTTTGTGAAGATAAGATACAACCATTCATCGACAAGAGTTACGAAGAACTTGCTACATATGTCAATGCGTATGCTCAAAAGATGCAGATGAAGCGTGAAGCACTTTCAGATAAAGGCATCTGGACTGCCAAGAAACGATATATTTTAAATGTATACAACAACGAAGGCGTTCAGTACAAAGAACCTAAACTCAAAGTGATGGGTCTTGAAATGGTCAAATCATCAACACCATCGGCCATCCGTGAGAAGATGTATCAGATGATTAAGCTCGTGATGACTGGTACAGAAAACGATGTGCAAGATTTTATTCAACAATTCAAAGAAGAATTTAAGTCTTTGCCTGCTGAAGAAATTTCTTTTCCAAGAAGTGTGAACGGTTTAACAAACTATTCCGATTCTGCTACACTCTACAAGAAAGGCACTCCAATTCATGTTAAGGGTGCTATTCTATACAATGATTATTTGCGCCAACTCAATTTAACCAATAAATATCCTTCCATCCAAGAAGGTGAAAAACTCAAGTTCACATACTTGAAAATGCCTAATCCAATTAAGAACACGGTAATATCTTATCCAACTAGATTACCTAAAGAGTTTAAACTACAAGAGTTTATTGATTACGATACACAATTTGAAAAGGCATTCATTGAACCAGTTCAAATCATTCTTAGTTGCATTGGTTGGTCAACGGAAAAGAAAAACTCCTTGGAAGATTTCTTTGGATGAAATATTGTTTTGTTATTAAAGAAATAAACAAGTTTGACGCTGTTGAGTTTGTCCAAGAATATCATTATTCGAAAGTGATGCCTAAACTAACAAAACATTATTTGGGTATATTCAACGACGGCGCACTCGTTGGTGTTTTAACTCTAGGATGGGGAACTCAACCACTTCAAACAATAAAAAAATTATTTCCAAATTGTCAAACAAAAGATTATTATGAAATAGGTAAAATGTGTATGCATCCCGATATGCCAAGAAATTCAGAGTCACAAATGCTCTCTGCTGTCATAAAATGGATGAAGAACAATTTGCCTACAGTTAAATATTTGTATACATGGGCTGATGGTATTGTAGGTAAACCTGGTTATGTTTATCAAGCGGCCAACTTTTATTATGGAGGATTTATTTGGACTGATGTTTACATTGGACCAGATGGTGAAAAAATACATCCGAGAACTGCTAAAGGTTTGTGTATAGAAAATGGTAAACGGTTGGGTCGAGATAGAGTTTTTTGGTTAACGTTTGACTTTATGCAAGATAAAGGAATCAAAAGAATCAAAGGCAAACAGTTTAGATACATAATGCCTTTGACGAAAGAAATAAAAAAACGTTTGAATAAAGATTCTACAGTCAATTGGAACACAAATTATCCTAAACACTCAGACTTGTTATGGAAAGAAATGACAGGTATTGGTCAATATACAGAAACTACAATGATACCACAATTTGACTTGGGTGTAGTGAACTTAAATAGAAAGAATGTGTTTTCAAACGCAAGGAAGAATACTTTAGAAAATTTCTTTTAATCAAAAAAGGCAAAGAAAAAAAATGAGGTTGACAATTCTACTGATTTAGTGTAAAATTGTTTACTGATGATAGTGAAATTATACCAAAATGGAAGGCGTATTTTAAAATGAGTTTATTGGAAAAATTAAAGAAGAATAGCACGATAAAAGATTCAGCTATTCTTACCAAATCTAAATTCTTTACCGAAAAAGATGTAATTCAAACTGATGTGCCTATGGTAAACGTGGCACTATCAGGCAATTTAGAAGGTGGCCTAACACCAGGTCTTACTATGTTGGCAGGCCCTTCTAAGCATTTTAAGACAGCGTTTGCTTTGTTGATGGCTTCTGCCTATCAAAAGAAATATCCTGAGGCTGTTGTGTTATTTTATGATTCAGAATTTGGCACACCGACCAAATACTTTGAAACATTTAATATCAACATGGACAATGTGTTACATACTCCAATTACTGATGTTGAACAATTGAAGTTTGATGTTATGAAACAACTACAGGAACTGGACAAAGAAGACAAAGTTATCATTGTACTTGATTCGATTGGTAACTTGGCGTCTAAGAAAGAAGTTGAAGATGCTTTGAATGAAAAGTCAGTTGCTGATATGTCACGAGCAAAACAGATGAAATCTTTGTTCCGTATGGTGACACCACATCTGACCATTAAAGATATTCCAATGGTTGTTGTCAATCACACTTACAAAGAAATTGGAATGTTTCCGAAAGATATTGTTGGTGGTGGCACGGGCAGTTACTATTCTGCTGACACAATTTGGATTCTTGGTCGCCAACAAGATAAAGATGGTTCTGAAATCAAGGGATACCACTTTATCATCAACGTAGAGAAGTCACGCTATGTTAAAGAAAAATCTAAAATTCCTGTTTCTGTCTATTTTGATGGCGGTATCAATAAATGGTCTGGCCTACTTGATGTGGCTTTGGAGTCCGGACACATCGTTAAACCAACAAACGGATGGTACTCAAAAGTCAATAGAGAAACCGGTGAACTAGGTAATAAGGTTCGCCTAGGTGATACACAAACCAGTGAATTTTGGAGTGATTTGCTAAATGATGAATCGTTTAAAGAGTTTATCCGACAGAAGTATTCCATTGCCTACAGTAACATTATGGGAACGGATAACATCGATGTTTCAGAAGAAGAAACAGAAGATGCTTAAACAAGATGTTGATTTCACCTTTGTAGATTTTGACAACTCTGATAAAACTGGTATTTGTTTACTAGACGAAATTTATAGTGGTGTAATCTACCATTATATTGCAGCTAGAGTGGTAGAAGAAGGTGAAGTTGCTCGATTAGAATTCGGGTTTACTATCGTACATCCAGGCAAACATGATATAGATGACTTGCAAAATGATGAAAAATTTCATACAATCATGGGTGACATATTAACACACATAATGACTGAACAAATAGAAGATGCAAAGACTTGAACAAACGATTTTAAAGAATCTCATTTATAATGAAGAATATACCAGAAAAGTTCTACCTTTCCTAAAAACTGAGTATTTTTCCGACAGAACAGAAAAGAACCTGTTTAAGGAAGTATTTGAGTTTGTCAACAAATATAAAAATCTTCCGACACACGAAGCTCTTATAATTAACTTTACAGAGAGTAAATCACTATCTGAGCAAGAAGTACAATCAGTTATCACTTTACTGAACGAAATCAAACAAGACAAAGGTGACGTAGTAGAAAATAATTGGTTGACCGAACACACGGAAAAGTTTTGCCAAGATAAGGCAGTCTATAATGCCATCATGGAATCGGTGTCTATCCTTGATGACAAGAACGGCAGAAAATCTAAAGGTGAGATACCAAAACTTCTGTCTGATGCTCTTGGTGTTTCTTTTGACTCACACATCGGCCACGATTATATCAATGACTCCGATGAACGATATGAGTTCTATCATAGAGTAGAGAGTAAACTGGCCTTTGACCTTGATATTTTCAACAAGATAACGAAAGGCGGTCTTCCACAAAAAACACTTAACATTGCTCTCGCTGGCACCGGTGTTGGTAAGTCTTTGTTTATGTGTCATGTGGCTGCTGGTTGTCTATCTCAAGGTTCAAACGTATTGTATATCACACTTGAGATGGCTGAAGAAAGAATAGCTGAACGTATTGATGCGAACCTGTTGAACATTGACCTGAATGATTTGAAAGTCATCAGTAAACAGGACTATGAACGTAAGTTTTCTGTGTTGAGAAACAAAACTCAAGGCAAACTAATCATCAAAGAATATCCAACCGCATCAGCAAGTACACTACACTTTCGGGCCTTGTTGAACGAATTGGCTTTAAAGAAATCTTTCAGACCAGATATTATCTTTGTTGACTATCTAAACATTTGTTCGTCTGCTAGATTAAAACCAGGTGCAAACGTAAACTCTTACACATACATCAAAGCAATTGCTGAAGAACTTCGTGGTCTTGCTGTAGAGTTTAATGTGCCGATTGTGTCTGCAACTCAAACAACTAGGTCTGGTTATACCAACTCTGACCCAGGCCTTGAAGACACATCAGAATCATTTGGTTGCCTGCAACTGCTGACTTTATGTTTGCTCTTGTAACAAATGAAGAACTTGAAAACCTAAATCAAATCTTGGTCAAACAATTGAAGAATCGATATTCAGACCCAAATTATTTCAAACGATTCGTCATTGGCATTGACCGTGCTAAAATGCGTCTATATGATACCGAACAATCAGCACAAGATGACTTAACCGATTCTGGCCAAGATGATCCGCCACTTAATACCTTTGGTAATAGAGAAAGAGGTTTCAATAATAAGTTTGGTGGTTTGAAAGTATGAACTACATTGTTTCTTATAACAATGCCTTAATACCAGAACTTTGTGAGCATATCATTGAGAAATTTGAGGCCTTTAGTAAAAAACATGAACGAACTGTTTTAGACGGACACAGGTCATTTACTGAGCTAAATATTTCAGCCGAGAAACAATGGCATGATATCAATGAAATGTTGCTTGATAAGATGCAAGATTATTTGAAGCGGTATATGAAAGATTTTGAAATTGATGGTGATACATGGCCAAAACAAATTGGGTATGAACAATTAAGAGTAAAAAGGTATTTGCCAAATGATGTTGACCGTTTTGATTTTCATGTGGATGTTGGCGATTATAGTTCTGCTCGTAGATTTCTAGTTTACTTTTTCTACTTGAATACAGTAGATGAAGGTGGTGAGACTTGTTTCACGTTAAACAAAAAGACACCACCACATATAAAAGTAAAGCCTGAAGAAGGAAAATTATTGATGTTTCCGCCATTGTGGACTCATCCGCATATTGCAATGAAACCAATTAGTGGACCAAAATATATTATTGGTGGTTACCTACACTATGTCTGATAAACTAACAAAAGACCAAGCACTTTACGTTGCTAATATCTTTTCAACTTACTTCGATAAGTTTGAAAGAATTGATGATTACATCCGTGACCAGAAATTAAACTCTCTGGCTGATAGGCCTTTCGTTCTGCCTGGCATGGGACCAGAAGAAGATTTGTTCTCAGATTTTACGGTGAATCCAATGGACATGGATTTTCAATTGGTCGAATTGCCACAAGATACTTGGGATATTTACTTGAATATGATTTCAAGTCACTCTAATATGACAAGTATTCCTGGTCGTTGTTATCGTTTAGCAATACTTGAAAAGAATTCTGGTAAGTGGGTTGGTTTTATTCGACTTGGTTCTCCAGTCATCAACATGAAACCAAGAAATGAAATGCTTGGTGGTGTCTTTACACAAACACCACAGTCCGCTAAATCTTTCAATCAAACATCAGTAATGGGTTTTGTGATTGTGCCATCTCAACCATTTGGTTTTAATTATATTGGTGGTAAACTTTTGGCGGCCATTTGTTGTTCTCATTATGTTCGTGAGGCCTTGAACAAAAAGTATGATATGAATACTTGTTTGTTTGAAACCACAAGTTTGTATGGCAGTTCCAAATCCTCATCTCAATATGATGGAATGAAGCCGTACTTACGATTCAAAGGCCTAACTGACTCTGATTTTCTGCCAATGATGCATGGCAAACCATATGATAACATGAAGAACTACCTAGAAGAACATCTAGGTGAGTTTGTGCCTGCTGATGCCTCTAGTCGTAAGTTAAAGATTTCTAATAAAGCCATCTCTATGACCAAAGTGGCACTCAAAGGCACACCAGAAGGCGAGAAGTTTAGTGCTACAATTAAGAATGCCTTAGGGTTGACTGAGAGAAAACGATACTATGCTTCAAACTATGGATTCTCTAACTTTTCCGATGTGGTGATGGGCCGCACAGATAAACTGGTCAAAGACAAAGAGAACTATGACAAATTTGAACTAGAAAATATTATAAACTGGTGGAAAAAGAAGGCTCAAACTAGATACGATACACTTAAATCCGAGGGTCGATTGCGCCAAGAAATAGAGGTCTGGACTGGCGATAAAGAACTTGACATTATTCGGTAAACCTGTTAGCATAAATACTCCGTTAAATTGGAGTGTCTATGGCAAATATCAAATCTGATGCAAGCACAAACAGAAATGAACAAACACAACAGTCTGGTGCTGGCGCTGAGCTAACAGCTTTGGCTGAATCATTACAGGCCTATGCTTGTGCTACAAGACAACATTTAGGAAAAGATTTGACGGACATTTCTCAAGTCACCGCTAAAACAATTATTGATGCAGATTGTGATAGAACTTTGGCACAATGTATGGGCGGTATAAAAGATGAACAATGGTTTTATAGCATTGTAAAAACAGCCAATAAAATTTTTCACGATGTTCCTGGTGCAAAATCTGGGAAAAAATACAAGTTTTATCGTGGCGGAACTCTTGTCGATTCAATTTATGATGCTTGGAGAGTACACAAAAAATCTAGTGGAATTACAGGCGATGATAAATGGAATCCTGCTGACATATGGATGATAAAAAAGAATCACACACATAAAACTAATTTTCCTTCATTGCAAGAATATAATGAATATATGCACAATCTTTTTGCTAATGCACAATGTATTGGTATCTCTTTGAAGAAACTTGGAAAAGGTGATGAACCCCATTCAAAAATCTTTAATGCGGGTAAAGTAGAAACAGCCGATTTTACGGGAATAAAATTAGGCGAAAACATGACGGACTCTAAAGACATATACATTCAATATAAAAGTGAAAACAAAGCTGGAGAAGTTCAATTGAGAAACTTTTCTAGCCGGCCAGTTACATCATCTTGGCAAGGAGAAATCAAAGGTAAGGCTGCTGCAGGTGGTAAAATAGGTGGCGGTGTTATTTTTGAAGGCGCTCAATCAGTAGGGGTTCAAAAAGTTAAATTAAAATTACCGCAACAAACACCAATATTAAATCCATCAGAAAAAGACTTTAAAGAGTTCGCTACTGCATTTAAGACCTTATCTGGTACAAGAAAGGCCGTGGGCGATTTGATTATAGAAGCTAAAGCTGGACACAGAAAAGATAAAACTTGGTGGATGTCAAAGTATATTGGAATCATGTTGGTGAATACTGTTAAGAATGAGGGCAAACTTGGCGATTTATGTTCATATATTTACCAATATGCTTCATCGGCCACAAAGAATAGTTGTATTTTTATAAAGTATAGTTAAAAAGTATTACAGTTGTTTTTTTACAACAACCCGCTTGACAAAACAAAATAACTCTGTTATAATAACAATAGAAAGTGCCAAAAACAGCAAATGAATTTCACAGAATTTTTAACAGAAGCCAAACAGAATAAAAACGTCCACCTTGAACACATTGAGGATGAGGTGTTGAATCGTGGTGTTAATGGGGCTAGAGATGCAATTAATTTTCTGCAAGCGCTCCGTGATATGCTTGCTGGTAATTCACAGACAAAAGTAAATGTAACAACAAAATGGGATGGTGCACCTGCTATTTTTGCAGGTATCAATCCAGAAAATGGAAAGTTTTTTGTTGGCACAAAATCTGTATTCAACAAAAATGCTAAACTAAATTATACAAATGCGGATATAGATGCGAATCATCCATCGGGTGGTTTGAATTCAAAACTAAAAGTTGCTCTCGCATATCTTCCTAAGTTGGGCATTAAGGGTGTCCTTCAAGGTGATATGATGTTTACAAAGGGTGACTTGAAAAAGGAGAACATCGATGGAACCAATTATGTGGTATTCCAACCCAATACTATTGTTTATGCTGTTCCTGCTGATTCTAAACTCGCTAAGACAATGACAGCAGCTCAGGTCGGTGTAGTGTGGCATACATCATACACCGGCCAAAAACTAGAAGATATGACAGCTTCATTTAACATTGATATTGGCAGACTAGCACAAACTAAAGACGTTTGGTTCCGTGATGCAACATTTACTGATGCATCTGGTTCTGCCACGTTCACAAGCCAAGAAACAGAAAAGATTACAAATATTCTTTCAGAAGCAGGCCGAACATTCAAAACTATTCCTTCACTCACAATGAACAGACTTGCGGCAAGTGAATCGTTGTTGACATATGTTAAAACTTTCAACAATGCCAAAGTCCGTGAAGGTCAAAAGATAACCGACACAAGACGCCACACTATGGACCTAATTCGTTATGTGGAAGACAAGTTAAATAAGTCCGTACAAGATGCGAAAAAAGAAGAAACAAAACGCAAAAGAATTACAGAAAAGACCGATGTCATGCGGTTTTTCCGGAGTTCTGCTACGCAATTGAAACTGATGTTTGACTTGATGAATCTAATTGTTGATGCAAAGATTATGGTTGTTCGTAAACTAGAAACTGTCAAATCTATTGGTACTTTTGTTAGAACAGATGATGGTTTCAGAATTACTGCACCAGAAGGATTTGTTGCAGTAGATAGACTAAGAGGCAACGCAGTCAAGTTGGTCGATAGACTTGAATTCAGTCAAGCCAACTTTAATGCTCAGAAACAATGGGACAAATAAATGGGTATCGATTTAAGTAAATTAATGCAAGAATTTGGTGAAGAAGATTTTGGTTTTTCTGGTTTTGAATTTGATGCTGTTTCAGAGGCAGACTACAATTCTGCTATCTCTGAGAAGGCCGACACCGTTGATGAATTGAAAACTAGGCTGGTACAAGTAGAAAAAATTATCATTCCTTTCTTGTTAAAGCTCGTTAAGACTTCCGATAAGGAATACATATATTGGCCTAATAGAAAACCAGTATTAGAGACACAAATAGAAAAGATTCTAACATTAACTAGAGAAAATATGTAATGTTAAAACAGATAGACGGCCGTTGGGCTTTAGTATCAAAGTCCACCCACAGACCTCTAGCCTATTATAAAGGTGAGGGCAAGCCATCTGAAGAATGGGTTGCCAAACAAGAGAAAAGAATTCAATTCTTTAAACATGGCGGCATGAGTGAAGCCGCCTATGTGGGTAACATTGGTGCAATGGAGATGTTTAAGTTTCATCAGAAAGCATCACCAGACCAAAAGAAAAAACTCCAGTCTCATATTCAACAAAAGAGAACTAAAGAAGCCTGGAAGCTAGTGCAGCGAGTCACAGGAACTAAATTGCATAAAAGTGTATATGAGAACCAGGAGTTTGTATCAAAGGCCGGCGCTGGAGAATGGGGCAGGCCTGAACTTGTTAAAAAATACCAAGAGGACACACCAGGTCAAAAGGTTAAAAAATTTAAAGACTACATAAAATAAAGCATTGGAGTTTGTTATGAAAGATTTGATTATTGGCGCCAGTACCAATTACGATTGGTCTAAACTGAAGTATTGGATTAATTCAATTAATCAGTCTGGCTTTGAAGGTGAAAAAGTCCTTATTTTGATGAACTGTGATGCAGATACAGTCAAAAAAGTTATTGACTCTGGTTTTAAAATTATAGCGTTTAACCAAGACGAATCGGGAAACCTGTCTCATCAGTCAAATCTTCCCATTCATGTAGAACGCTTCATTCACATCTACAATCATCTTTCTAAATTAGATTATCGGTATGTTATTACAACCGATGTAAAAGATGTTATCTTCCAAAAAAATCCCATCGACTACATTGAAAAGGTTATTGGTGACAAAGATTTAATCTTTGCATCGGAGAGTATGTTGTACGCTGATGAACCGTGGGGTAATCAAAACCTACTTGAAACATACGGTTCGTTTGTGCATGAACGATTTAAAGAAAACGAAATATACAATGTTGGTGTACTAGCAGGTCGTGCCGAGCAGATGAAAGATTTGGCTATGAATATCTTTGGTGCTGCAATGGGAAAACCAATACCAATTTGCGACCAATCAACATTTAACTTTCTAATTTCCATGCATCCCTATACAAAATCTTCTCATTATCTAAGTTCAGAAGATGCTTGGGCTGCACAACTTGGTACGACAGTGGACCCATCTAAGATTGATAAATTTGGGCCATTGTTACTTGAACCATCTCCAAAAATTGAAGGTGATATGGTTGTAACATCTCAAGGTGAGCCATTTACAATTGTACACCAATATGATAGAGTGCCTGAATGGAAAAACCTCATTGAGGCGAAATATGGCTAAAATGAAAATTGCTTTGTGTTTGTCTGGTCAACCTAGAAGTTACAGACAAGGGTTTGAGTATCACAAAAAGAATCTACTTGACCACTATGACGTTGATGTTTTTATTCATACATGGAAAGG